TTGGTGATGCCCTTGGCGCGCCAGGGGTACCCGGGAGACGTACTCCTGTTGATGGGCTCCGCAAAACGACCGTACACGTTGCGGCCGGAAATGGCCTCAGGGATAGTGAGCAAGCGATCGTTAAGCTGAGAAGGCAACCCGTGCCTAGCGAACGAAGCCATGGCTGCAACCTTGGCCATCTGCCGAATGGTCCCAGTGGAATCAAGCAACTTGGGGGGATCGCAATAGGTGGCCAACGCCTTGATGGTTGCGTCATAAGAGCAATCACTAGGCTGAAGAGGTTGCGCCTGCGTGGTGCTGTCCTCTATGGCCCAGCCGGTGACCGCTGTAGGCACCATGCTAGTCCCGGGTCTGGACATGGCCATGAAACTGGCGCCCCTGATGTTGGAACGCCCCACGACCATGTTACCAGGGGGAACATCCCCTTGGGCCTCCATATCCTCCACCGTGTTGCCAATAATCTTGCGCACGTCATTGAACCGAGCCACCATGGGAACAGTGAGCTCAGCGTACGCCGCCTCCAGCCACTCCCTTGAAATGAAGATGGCGCAACCCGTGCCGGTGTTGGCAACCCCAGCGACGTGCAGACCATAAATGGCCCGACCGTCCTTGGCCAGAGTCGAGTGGATAATGGCACCACAATCTCCGGACTTGGTGGAAAGCCCGGTGTGCATGATCGGCTGCGACACCACATAGGCGAGTTTGGTGCCTCGGTCCTTGTACTCCTGGATGGTCTCCCACCGGCACTCAACAGTCCCGTATTCCACGCACTCACCGGTGTAGCGCACAAAGGTAGCAGTTGGCAAATTGCCCTTGTGCATCGAACGGGTTGCAAACCGCCCGACCACGTCCTTGTGCTCCCTAGTGTTGAACTCCGCCATGACCAAATCATCCTGCACCGCATTGTCGGCCTTAACGACCACGTTGCCGATGCTGAGATCTCTAAACCGGGAAATGCTCTCCACAAAGCTCTCCCCGCAAGCGTTGGTAAACACCAACTCAGCCTCGGGATAAGCCGCTCCAACCTCAGACCAGTTGGCAAGGAAGTGGTGCGGAAAAACCGCCGCACGACCACGCACAAACAAAATGTTGCCGCGAACCACCTTCTCAGAGTCGACAGGGCCCCGAATCCTCACGCTGTAAAGCGCCCTCCTGTACAAATCCCTATCCACCTGAGTGATGGAATCAGGACCTGATTGTGGAGTGAGGTCAAACCGGTTGGGATCCCTCTTCCCACGCCCAAAGAAGGGAAGCTTGTGGGCGACAGTGGCGACGACATGGAACAAGCCGCGCCAAATGGTGATCATGGCGAGTCCACCTAATCCAAGCAAAGTCCCGCACAAGATCTGGTGGCGTTGGGAAAAGTCGACCAAGGTGGCGAAGTAGTTGTGCGAGCCAACCATCCCTGGATCAACACGCATCTTCTTGAGGCGAAGGGAAGCAAGCCCCCCCACTACTCCGCAAGCAAACGGAATGAGCTGGAAGAACTGGGCCTCCATCTCGTCGCCCGCCTGCTGCACCGGCTGAACCACCTGTGCTGGCGCTAAAAGCGCATCAGCAAACGCGCGGTCGGCGGCCGAAGTGTCCTGAAACACTGTAGCTCGCGCGATGCAACGCTGGTGCACGTGGCGAACACGCTCCAGCAGATTGTCGGTAATGAAAACCTGCTCAGCGTTGTCAACCTCCTCCACAAGGACGAAATCCCACGCGTCATTGCTTGCAAGCTCAGCGGGGGTTGCCTTCCCGGGCCCGGCTTTCCGGGTCACAGTAACGAACATCTGAAGCCGACGCAAAACCGCCTCGGGCGTCTGAAGCACCAAAGCGGCTTGGGACTTGATGTTATCCTGAGTGTTGTTGGTAGTGGCTAGCACGTACGGCGATCGGAAATACGTCGCCCCCTTGGCCTCCAGATGAGCCATGTTTAGGGGGCAAGCAGCCGTGTTGACCACACGCATAATCATGGTGTAGTCATCCTCCTTCTCGCCACCACCACCGCCGACCTTGGCCATGCCGAGATCATCGATGAGCAGCGTCTTGTGCACGGTGCTGTTGTATCCGTCCCAATACTTGCCGCAATCCTTGGTGAACGACATCCTCGACGCGTCACCATTGTGCGCCCTCAACTCGTCCGGGTAAGTTAGGGCCATAAGCCCAGCGTGAAGCCGCTTCACCAACACGGACTTCCCGGCACCAGGGTCACCACAAAGCACAATGGTGCAGGGTTCGGGGCGTGAGCCCTTAATCTGCGCCAAAGCAGCGGAAGCGGAGCCGTAAACGGCATCCAGCTCCCTCATGCCCCTCTTAATCCGATCATTGGTGGGGCCATCGGGGTACTCACGCGCCAGCTGCTTCCCATCGTCATAAAGCTGCAGCACACGCTCAGCCTGACCAGGCGCCGTACCATCGCCCAAACGGACGGCAGCGATAGCGAGGTCGTACCACTCGTCAGCCTGCTTGGCGCGCTTGCGGAAGAACTCCAACTCGTCCTTATTCAGGAGGCGGAGCACCTTGTTGATAAGCCACTGCACGAACTCGATCATCCAGTCAATCACAGACTTCGCCCCGCTGACAAAAGGCGTGATCCGAGAGACAAGGGAAATCCAAAAGGTTGCCGGCACCTTCTTGCCAACGAACCCCGCCATGACCGCCACTAAAGCGGCCTTGGCAACCTGACCAGTCTCACCGTCCTCGCCCCATTGGGACTCCATCTCAGAGGCGCCCACAAAAAGGGCGCTAATGGCGCTGCTCAACCCATTGGCTGCAGCAGCGACCACCTTACAGGCCAACTGTACAGGAACGGCAGCCAACTTGCACACCATAAAGGTGACAAGAATTGGCGCCAAAATCCTAAGCAGCTTGCGAACGCACTGCCCAGGCATTCCCTCGCCGCCCGTTGCAAACACGGCGGCGTTCATGAAGAAGTCAACACCAGACTTCAACACCTTGACCAGCTCTGTAATCTTCTTACCAGCATCCTTGTCCAAAGAATGCTTGAGCTTGATCCCGAACTGCGGCTCGAGCGGCCCCTCAAAAAGGGACATAAAACGCTGCTTATTCAGCAGCGCTTGCTCGGCCCAATCCCACCGGAATCCACGGAGCAGCTCAGAAGCGTCCAAGCCACCCCTCAATCCGATAGAGCGAACCTCAAGCGGAGTGAAAACTGACAACCGCGCGACCAACGCGGGCAGCCTCAACCCGGAAGAACGTGAATGAGCCCGCAATGCCAAAAGTCGCGGACGCACCTCGCCTTCAGGCGCCGCAGGGCTGCCATCAGGAGGTTCCTCATACGTCAGGTTGCGAATAGTCGCAGAGCCCACGTACCTGGTCCAAGGATACACCTTAGGGTGACCGAAATCACACTCATAGGCGACCCATCGGTCCCATCCGGGTTCCTCGTACAATAGGGCCGCGCCGACCCAATCGTCCGGGGAAATGCCCTCTGCAAGGGCAGCTGACCAAACAAAAATGGCCAACATCTCCAACGGATCCACGGTCTCTGCAACCGTGTCCGAACGAAGCTCCACCAAATCCAAGATTGGCGACCACTCGCCAGGCACAAGGCCTGCGAAGTCGCTCTCGCCACTGTACCCAAGGACTGGGTTGGGGATGGTCTCATACTCTGCCCGCGAAGCATGGAGGGGTTTTTGACTTTTTTTAAGCATCGCCGCAACTTGGGGGGTTACCTTTTCGGAGTTTTGGCCCTTAACTCGAATCCTCTCAAGAGTGGACCTATGCACCACTGGAAAATCTGCCAACAATCAAAGCCGGTGGCCATAAAGATTGTTGGGTGTGCGACAGTACGACGCGGTCAGGCATCGATTTACATAGGCGCTCCACCACTCAGTCATTAGAAGCAAGCATCAGCCTCCTTAAGGATTGGCACCTGCCGCACCCCCCGTAAAAAACGGTGTGGTTCGAAGGACCATGCGCGGGAAAACCACAAACCCGGCACTAGTGACAATTGTAAGGCATTGCACGGTGCCCCTAAAATGAGAGCTGTTTCGACTTCAGCCCACCTTCACACTCTGTGTCGAGCGTGGAAAACCCTCATCGAATAGAGCAGACTAAGTATCCTTCCTACATCCAACGAAACGCGGGCAGCTGTTGAAAATGTGGTCGGAATCCTGGCGCCATACTCGGAAAAAGGCCGTAAACGGCTTACTTCAAACTCGACGAACTCGAGGTGAGATGGAAACTCGACGCTGGGGTAGTAGTCCAAGACAGCCTACCAACTGAATAAAAACCAGCGCAACGAATTGACCCTAAATAGTATATCGGGTCAAATAACAAACCAAAAAGCCCAAAAGGATTGGCAAAATCGCAGTCAACGACCGACTCGTCAACTTTAAAAGGGGTGTCCGAATACCACAGACTTGGTAAAGAGGAGCCTCAGGAAATCAATCCTGGACCCAGATGCCGTCGCAGTAGCTGCTTCAGTCATAGTGAGCGTACCCACTACAACCTAGCAGACACACTAAGGCAAAAGGACCCAGGGGAATCCCCC